CCGGTCAAGACGGAAAACCGTCAACCCACCTGGCGCACTAGGTCCAGGTATAAGGCTGGGCGTTAAGCCCAGTCAAAGCCGTCGGACCACCATAGGATGGTAGTCCAGCCTCGAAGTACACCCTTAAACACACCCCGCAAGGGGTAGTGATTAGCTCGTCCGTTGCTTCGTATGTACGGGATACCCAATTTCCCGTCATATACTAGCCAGTAGAGCTCGCGCTCATGTGGCAAGCGGACGTGCCCGAGTTGACTCTCGGAGGGGGCACCGTTGCGGTCAAGATGGTACAACACGACGCTGTAGGAACTGCGCCGAACCATACGAGACCGAGGAGCAACGATCTTCACCTCCAACGTACCATGGCCGTCAACGGGGTTTGCCCGCTGAACTGCACGGAGCGCCTTCGCTTCGCCAAGAGTTCGGTAAACTCCGACGTCACCAAGGAACGATGGGACAGCCGTGTCCCTATAGGCAGGAGGTAGTTGGCCAATTAGCCAGTCCCATATCGGCTTAAAGCGCTTTTCCGGATAACCGGCGATCCTTTCGGACCACAGCCGCAACTTATTCGCGATCTGTAGCGCATATGGGATTTGATCTGAAGCTCCCTTGAGATGGAAGGGCCTAACGGGATAACCGTCAAACCAATCCGTCCCACAACTTTCGAAGAAGTGCTTGCCAAGGCACGACTTCGCGGTGTTGACACTATGGCCGAGGCGGCCAAGTACCTGTATGACTCCATCTGCGTAAGAGCGAGGGACAATGATGTCGTCGCCGAACACCTCGATCCGATACCATTCGTTTCGAGGAACAACTGTTCGGCAGACAGCGAGGAAGAGGATGGTTTCTAGTTCAAAAGTGAAACCATTCCCCATAGAGCTAAATTTCTCCAGCTCTACCTCGTTTACACCATCATCAAAGGACACCTTCGGAGCCCTGAAAAGCTCCAACAAGTGCCCCCATCTCTCGCCCACTGCGTCAAGAGTGACCAGCGACGCCCATAAATCGGACGCCTGGGTAAGGTCGAGCGTTACTGAGTCGTCGATGTGAGCAGAGCTCGCAAAGAGACGGTTCAGCTCAGCCTGCTGATCCAGGTCAATCCCCTCAGCTAGCAAAGAGAGCCGAAGCTCTCGTCCTATTGCAAGCTGGCCACGAACGTTGAGGCGTGCTTCCTTACAGATGCCTCTTGAGATCGTTGCCTTTTTAGGGACGGTCGAGAACCTGTTCGAGTCTGTTACGACCCGAGTATCCCCATTCCAACCCCACCAGTTGTCACCGGTGAGGATCTTGGAGAAAGGGATCAAGCTCTCTGTGAGCGACAACGGCATGTCGTATTTGTCGGGCGGCGCGAAGCCGCGGCCGGCACACCCAATGTCAGCCCCTGACGAATTCCCACCAGTAGCTTCACCTATCCGGTTAAGCCGCGAAGTGGTAAGGGGCCCTAGGATTTCACGAACCCGGTCGACGAATCGACCGTACCAGAAAGGTACCCCTTCAATGGGATCATACCAATCCGATGAGAGCCTATTGGAAAACCTCTCGTTCGTGTTCCGACATTGTTCCTCACTCAGAGTATAAGCGAGGAAAGCTTCGTGATCCGGATCAACCTTTATGGGGAGGTTAGGACTTTTCCGTAAAACCTCGGTTACGCAATAATCCATAGCAAAAGTGTATGGATCAAGGTAATCGTCGGGGTCAATGGTTAAGCCCAGGTACTCATCGATCTTGTCCGCTGCAAGCAGGGACTTGATCAATCTAGCCCTCGGGGTATCAATGGCGTCACAAAGTTTTAGCGTGAAGGCCTTTTCAGTACGATACTGAGTACCTTGTTTGCTATCCGTCTGAGACATGGCAGGCTATCCTCTTCGAAAGAAGGATTATGGTGCGCTACGGAGCGCACCAAGAGGATGACCAATGCGAGAACGGCCAGGAGGCCAAATTCGCACGAGGTCAATACGGCACCTTCAGATTCAACTGAAGTTCGGACCACGGACTCCCCGTTTCGAGAGGGTCACCTCCGAGGAAATCGTTCACCAGCCCCATGATCTGGAGCCGGCGATTGAGATCCGCGAAGTCGCCGACATAGAAGTCGACGACGACCCGATCGGTATGGAGAAGGACCGGAAGCCCGTCGGCGTTCACGTCCCCGTAAGGGAGCGTGAAAATCACCTTGCCGTGGTACCTGCCTTTCTGCCGCTCGACCAGAACCACAATGGTTTCCTGACCGAGGGGCGAGGCCCGGAACGCGTCCAGCGAACCGGTGTCCCATGCACGGTACTTCGCCTTAGAGCCGTCTGCGAAGACAGGCTCAAACGTGCGCTCATCAGCGCTACCCGCCAGTAAGGCGAACTCACTTGCTCCAGACATCTGGATGCTCCTATTCAGCCGCAACGGCTGGTTGATTGTTGAGGACGCCCGGTTGGGGTCCTTGAACGAAGGGTGCCTTACGGACCCTCCATCTGCGTGCTATACCTTGCCTCGGGATTGCCACCCACTCCTGAGTAGAGCAGTAGCGTTTAGGAGCGAACGAGCGCTTTTAGAAGGCTCGAACCTCGGTAAAGGCAAAGGTATCTCGTCGGCTACTGACCGAGAATGCGACTTGTAAGACGCAATCCCGGCATGTACGAGCCTCCAACCCGGTAGGGTTGACGAGTCTCTGGACGACGAGCTTCGCTTTCGGGTGACGGTGGTCTCGACAACGTTGATGCCACGAAGTGCATCAGCCGCGGCGAGGTAATCGCCGACTGGTATCATCCAGTCAACCACAAAGCTATACGGGGTACCCTCCCACAACGCTTGCAGGGGGGAGCCCATGGTGAAATCGTCAGATCCGGTAAACCCTGGATCCACACGATACCACATAATAGCTCTGTCACTCGAGTTCCACATGTGCACCGCATGGACGTGAAGCCCATAGTCGGAGCCGCTATTCTGCGAAATGTAGTCAACGACTTCGTACCCGGAGGTACTAACCGAAGCCACAACCTTCCCAAGAATCGGGCGAGCCATACGGCTGTTAAGCCGACGGATCCCTTCACCTAGGTCGGACAGCAGAGGATTAATCCCGAAGTTTGCCATAAGGACGGCGTTAGCCGCCTGTTTGGTCACTGCGTGGATGTCCGGTCTGTTGTTTCGCGTGAACCGTCTTTTGGACGACCCACAAGCGCCTTTATTGCCTCGAAGGCATTTAAGGACATCCCCCAACGCTCGAGCCGCATCGGTAAAAGACTTTGCAGTCTCCCGATACTCGGCAAGATACGTGCCCAGATTTTGTTTACGATCTGCAAGCCGGCTTCTCAAGGCCAGCCCCCAATCCCCTTCGGGATCGGGAATATCGCCAAACTCGCTTGGTAAGCGATAGCGATATATAGTCCTACTGGTATTGTGGAACCACTCACCAGGCGGATTGCAATAGTTGCTTCCAGGAGGGTACACGTACTGTTGTGCGTGATAGCCCCGGGTCGCTTCATACTGCGTTGCCTGATTAGTTGGGTTCCCCAGCAGAGGCACAGGTCGTTCACGATGCTCTGGGTCATTCCACTGCTTCATCACACGCTTAATCGCGACGTCGACGTAACTAGTCTGTGGCCCTGCGAGCGGACAATCAAGTCCCTCACCAGAGATCATCATTCTACTTACGGTTTCGTCGGATGTCGGCATGTTGCTTGCACCATGGAGTGGGGTAGTGGCTGGGACAGGAGTCCCGGTCGGCATGGAGCCAACCTTTCCGCTTCTCAGCGGTATGGCGAACGACTCGCCATTGTGCCCCCTTGCAAGGGAGGCATGGTCCTGGCCTCATATGGGGCACCCGGCCTTCGCCGGGTACCCTGAGGTCAGAAAATCTACTTTGGCTCCGCGAGGAGTCCAGGGAGAAGATTCGTGAACCTGAGTCCATGCCTGGAAACAGGATATCGACGCTGGCCAAACGAATCTGACCATTGCCTACCCCCCTTGCTGGATTTAAGATGTGAATAGTAAATTTCCTTGTTTCAAATAGTGAAATAAAATTTAGGCGAGTTAGGTTGAATATAACAAAAAATCCTCCCTTCGATTTCCGCTCAAAAGAGGATTATATTATTTCGATAATATGAATCCACTTATGGCAACCCGACCATCATAGCATTATACCTTAGACTCGAGGCTTTGCGTCCTTATCTTTCGATAAGTTTGCCTTTTTCAAAAGTTAATATTCACATCTTAA